TTTTCTGGGGCAGAATTGGGTGAAGTAGCTGCCTCTACTGTTGATGTTGATGTTTGTTGTGCTGTCCAATAGAAGTTAAGGGTCATAACGGACAATTAAATGACCTAACTGATCCAATAGTTACACTAGTTGCTATGGGGAACTCATCGGAGTCGGTCCCTTGGGATCAAACTAGTAACTTGGGCTTGCTATCGCCCGCTAACGCGAGATCGCTCGCGGCACGTGCCATGTTTACGCTATCGGCCTGCTAGGGACTACGTGCTGGGCAGCACAACAAACATCATTTAAAAGAAGGAATTGAGATTCAGCATTGGGCCACTATTACTAGTGGTAATGCCTGCGAGTATCTCAGAGTACGTCTCCTGAAATTGAAAATGGTTTCCATGATGGGCTAGAAACTTATTTATAATTACTTTGGACGCCTCGAATCGGGGCTGGCCGTGAAGCGCAAGCTCTCGTAGTGCCCAATGACAATTAACAGCGAACTGTTGTGAACGGGATTTGTCAGTGGGCTCTTTAATCCATTGCATTGCTGCATAAATGGATGAAAGGGTAAGTGGACACTGGGTCGTGCCATTAACAAAACGAAAGCCGCGTTGGAGAAAAACGGCTGTATCGAGGTGAATCCAAGGGGAGATGGAGTCTGATTTATCCTGATTGGTGCATTCGTGGTTAAATAAAGCATTACGGAGCCATGCTAATATTTCCGCGTTCCACCATTCAGTAATTGAATCATCAAAAACAAGTAATGAATCATCACCAAACACTTTAAGTTCATTGAAAGCTTCGAACTGTTGATCAGTAAGGGTGTACCAACAGGAGTGGTGCTCAACGGAGTTTTCGATGGTGTTGAAGAGGCAGGTGATGAGAGAGCCAGAAGGCATAATAACAAGCAAATAAACTTTACCTTTCCATATAAGAAGGATGCGAAAAGTAGAGTTAAGGGCAGATTGAGTGAGACGTCTAAAATAATTGGCCAGGCCATAAAATCTTTGTTGTATCTCAGGAAACATAACTGCTTGTTTCATTACTGGGTATCGAAGATCCCATCCTTTAACATCATGAGAGGCACACTTTGTACCGCGAGAACGAAGGCGGTTATACATAATGTGCCATTGGTTAGAATAGCAGTTGATACCAACTGCGGAATCTGAGGTCTGTACACGATCAAGATCGGACATGAAGAAACCGAGTATCATTCTGCAAAAAACGCAATGTTCCTTAGGGCCAGGGAAAATTGCGCGGGTATACTTAAGAAGGACGCGAGAAAGGGGTCGATCTTCGTCTTTAAGACATGCCATAAAAGGGGTCAGCATGTCAATGCCAAGGAGAGCATAATAAAAACGATTATAAACTTGCCATTGAAAATCAGGATGAATCCAGTTGCCTGGTTCATCAGATTCGCTTTGAAAGTCTTCAAGCCGAGGCTTTTCAAACTTCAAATTAAGGGGCCAGACAAGTTCTTTATCGAAATTCCATTTACGCAAGAAAGTATACCATTCGGGTTCATTGATGGCAACGTTTGATTTGGGTTGGTCTGTTTTAAATACATCTCGCGACTTAAACCCACGTTGAGACCAAGGATAACCCATGGACGTGTTAAAATCAAGTTTATGGAGGTTTTCATACTCCAATTTTCCAAATACAGCTTCTTCTAGAGTGAGGAGTTCAGGTTTACGTTTAAGAGCAGACGTAAATATACCTGTCCAACATCTATAATCGGCCACAATTGAAAAATCGGTATTATGATCACGACCATCAAGTTGACGAAAGGAATTGTACTGGGCCACATCAGACAGATCAGCAGGAGCACGATCTGTGGGAAAGGGTGGAGGAATAAGCTCAGGGAGCTTTATACCAGTTTGAATTTCTGACGCATAAAGTTGAGTTTTTCTATTCTGAAACACAGGGACATTAGTTTCAGCAATGCACATCATGCGAGTGCCACATGATGAAAACTCATCTAAATTTGTAAACTCGGTTCGAAGACGGGGAGGGAATTCGGGCATAATCATGTCAACAAAAACATCTGATTTAAACTCTTGGTGAGCAGAGAGTTCTTTTTCAAATGCTGCAACATCTTCCTTGAAAATAGGACATACAAGGGAGATTTGATCAGTGGTCGTGTTAGAGGACACATGAGCACCAATCAATTTGAGAGAGACATGATCATTGGTAGACAAACAGGGGAGAGAACAATGGCCATTGGCAGCTGACATCTGAGTCATGTAATACTGGGACATTTTTACAAGATCAGTGTTGACTTCAATTTCCTTTTCAACGTAATCAAGGGGAGCAGTGGTTAACGTGCGTGTAAGGATAATTGAGTCATCTTCTATATCAACTTCAAGGCGTTCCATTCCATAAGTTCCTATTAGTTTTCTGGCATCTCGTTGAGGTCTGAGATGACGAGTAAGATCAGCGCGTTCAGCGACATCGGGGAGGTGTATGAGTACCATATCACGATCCCCAAATTGGGTAAACGTATTTTTCTCATCTTGGCCAGAAAATGTAATTTGGCTATACGGAATGGTTGTGCAGGTAGAACAGGACTTATGAGCTACATCTTTAACACTAATGGACGTGAAATTAAAATTGAGATAATGCCGAGGCATAAAAGCAATTCTTTTCTTAAGGAAAAAGATATAACCATAAAATGGGTTAGCGTTGGGACGCTTAAATTCGCACAAGGCGATATTACGAGCACAGCGTTTCTCAAGGCCAACGAGAGACTGAAGGCCACCATTTGATTCAAAATCACTTTTAGGGACAGTGATTTCTTCATCTTTGCCAATCTTAATGCGCATAACGCCTTCCTTATCTTTAATGGTGTCTAACGGTTCACGTTCGGTAACGTTGGGATCAAAGTTAGACTTCTGATGTCGGATACGGCGAAGGTATTGTTCACGAAGACTGGCTTGGTGTTTGTCACCTGAATCGGAGAAATATAGATCATACTTCTCTTGTGACATTAGACCAAAAAGCTTGAGGGTCCAGCAAAATGGTCGTATAATCTCACGGAGGAATGAAATAACGATAGACACTACTAAGAAAAGTAACAGTAGTGAACCAACTATTCCACCCACAATCCAGAGAACATCGGTGGCTGTCCAAGGATGGGCAGTTTTTATATGAGCAGGGAGAGCAG